CTGCTCATCTGCACGGAATAGCATGTCACAGGTGTCGGCCAGCTTATCGTCTGACGTGCCGTCCTTGCTAACGAAGTCCACCGTGATGCGGTTGTTGCGGTATTCGTTGATGATCCGCATGACCGACAAGTGAATCTTGTTCACCTCGAAGCGCGGCTTGTTGTTGAACTGCTCTGCAAGGTTGCCTTCCCACTGCGCCCCGGCGATGGAATAAAAGCGGCGATCCTCAAGGCATTGCAGACGGCCTTCACGCATGGCGCTTTGAATGTCGTCGAACTCTTGCAGCGCATCCTGATGCACTGTTGCAAGGCGTTCGCTTCTGGTCATTCTTGCCACGGCAGTTCCTCGCAATTCATTTCGCGCCATTATAGGCGCTTTTGGTGGATAAAACAATCACCTTGCCATCGGCATCATCGTGACCACTGGCCGGGCCTTTGGCTTCTGCTGTGCGTTAGCCCGCCGCGCACCTTCCAAAGCATAGCGAACCGCGTCGATCACATGGTTGTCGCGGTCTTCCAGCACGGGAAGAATCTTGCCCGTCATCTGATCGGTCTTGAAACTATACAGCGTCAGTTCGTCAATCGTGTGCTTGCAGCGTGGATGCACAACGATGTCAAACGACTTCAGCCACTCAATGCCTTCCTCAACAGACTTCGCACCCTTGACGGCTGATTGTATCTTGGGGAAGCCGTTTTTGCGCATGTGACTGATCGTCTCTGGTCTAGCGCTGTCGGCTACCATAGGCCATTTCTCAGCCTCTGGAATGGACATGAACAGCGATGGCGTGTCCACGATCTCGCAGCCGACCTGATAAGCCTCATAGTCGATATATAGCTTGCGGCCTATGATGTGGCAGCGAACGCAGACTGTCGGATCGGTTGCAAAGCCCCAGTCAGCCCCGAACCGATGGACAGCATCGGGTGGCGATTCGAAGTCTTCGATGACCCAGTTCTTGAACACTCTGGTTTCGCTGTTGCGAACATACTGACCCTTCCAGACGTGCAGATACTTGTCTGGATCGCGGCGCAGATCGTATTCCATCTCGTCGCGCAGAACGTCAGGAAACCACGGATTGTCGGAATAGTTGACCTCGACCACGATGCTGTCGGTCGGCGCGTTGTTACCACGCAGCAACGTCTCAACTGGATCGTCCTCGTAGCGTGGGTTCCAACTGAACAGCAACTGCGAACCGGGCTTGCGGATTGTCGGGCGCAGAAGGTCCAGAGAAAACTGGCTGATCGACTGCGCTTCTTCCACCCAAGCGATGTCAAACCCTTCGAGCGATTTTATACTGTCTGCCGTGTGGTTCTGCATCCCCTGAAAGATAATAACACCACCATGCGGGCATTTGATCTCGGCCTGCTGCACCTCAAACATATGGCCTACGCCAAGTTCTTGTATCTTGTTCTCGATCAGCTTCTTGACGGATTGCTTGAGAGACTTCTGCACCTCGCGAACGCAGACCACATCTGTGCGCTTCATTACGCAGCGCTCAACGATCCATTCGGCAAAGAAGGTTGACTTGCCAGAGCCGCGCCCACCGAATGCGCCGATGTAGCGGGCGTGTTCTTTCTTGAGGATTGGAACAGCCCAGCGCGGGGTGTTGATGTTTAGGTTCACTATGCGCCTGACACTAAGTTGTTGAGTTCTTCCTGCGTCATGTTCTCGGTCAGAGTCTGCGAGATTTGATCTGCTGATGTGCCAAGCATCACAGCAGCGCCAGCAATGCCATACTTGCGCACGATGCTGATTAGGTTCTCATCAAAGACAACGAAGTTGCGAGACAAGCCACCCTCTGCCTTTTTCAACGCTGCTTCGGCATCTTCCAGCATTTTCCAAGCATAATCATCATTCGGTGTCTTGTTCACAGCGTTTGTCCACATGGACACCGTGCCGCGCAGTTCGTTAACGTCAGCCGCGCCGCGTGATCCGGCGTCTAAATACTTGATGCCGGGAATGCCAGCTTGTGATAGCCCAATCCTCGCCGCCTCATCTACTCCGCCGCCTTGAACCTTACTTTGGAAAAGTCTTTCCGCTGCGTTTGCCGCAGACTCGCGCCGATAAATATCCTGAACAGCAGGATGCTCCCCAATGTTGTTGGGAGCCTCTCTCTTAGCCAATTCATATGCTGCTATTTCTTCACCCGGCGTTGGCTTCGGCGTATAGCCAAACTGCTCTTTAACCTTTTGTCCTTGCGCGCTTAACGGTGCATCATAGTTAATGAAATCATCTGGGTTGGCATTGATGTTGACCTCATACATTGAACCGGGCGACTTCATTTTTCTTACCGCATCAGAAGCATCAATTTCTTTAGCAATAATTTCTTCTACTGCACCTTTTGCCCTATCAGAAAGCCATCCCTTTGAAAGATTTTCCTTCAGGCCATCTAGCCACTTGTCAAAACCGCTCCCATGAAAATTGTTCATGCTAAATTGGTATGACAAAAGTTCTGCTGCATCTTTCGAAAGGCCAGCATCACGTTCTGCAATGTTGCGTAACTCATCACTATTTCTTTGAATGCTTTGCTTATATCCTTGAGCAACACCCTCATTCTCAGCAAAATACAACCCACGCCCGTAAGCCTGTGCACCCTCACCCGTGCCAATTTTGCTCATCTCAAACTTGTCAAACGAATGAGGTGTGCCATGATAAGCGCGAATGCCCGGCGTTTCCTGCATCGCCCGCTCGGCGTCATCAAACGTTACTGGCGCTCGGCCTTCACGCGCTGCGCCCATACGCAATGCGCCAGCGGGTGCGGTCCCAGCGCCAGCGCCAAGCGTCATCATGCCTGTCAGCCCAGCAATGTCGCCATAGGTCATTGGCTGGCCTTCCATCGCCCTGCGAGGCACTGAGATGGCGTCCCAAGCGCTCTGCACGGCACCACTGAGCAAGTCACCAGTAAAGCCCAGCGGGTTGGCCGTTGCCTCACGATACGCGCCCTTGACCACAGATTGCGTTTTGGGCGGCGTCATCTCAAACAAGTATTGCGTGCCGTCGAACCGCGATCTGCGGATCTTCTGGCCTAGTTCATCATAGCCGACAACGGGATCATTTTCTGGATCAGCCCCGGCAGGCAGACTCATTGGATTGTAACCCAAGCCGTCAGCCTTTGGAGTTAGAAAATCGAAAATGCCCATGTCACGCCTCTGATGGATCAATGATGGTTCGCTTGATCTCGATTGGTATTGCGCCGCCGGATGGCCCAGACAGTTCCTGCTTCGTCGCGTCAGAGTAGCCGTGCTTGGAAAGCATCATCTTGGTGATCGAGTAGTTGAAGTCACCAGACAGGCCATTATTCAGCAACTCACGCTCTTGTTTTCGAGAAATTAGCTTGAGGATGTCAGAAAATTCGTTGCCATCTTCCCTAGCCCAAGCGTGGCAAGTCTCTCTGCTTATGCCAATTTCGCAAGCCAGACCCGCGACTGATGGCACCTTGTCACCTGCTGCGATCCATCCGCCTTTAGCATAATCCCAAGCAGCCTTGACGATCTTGGGTGTGTAATCTGTAGGTCTACCAGCAGCCATGACATTCCTCATCTCGATACATAGCGGTATCGGTCGCTGCGGCATCTTACATCAGTTTGTGGGTTGTTTCAATCTGGCAACCTTATCAAGCACTGATAACCCAAATTCCGACGTTGGATCAAACCACCACAGCGGCTTTTGGCTGCGGTCTTTGTTGGCTGGGTTTCTGATGATGCTGTGGACGCCTGTCTTTTCGTTCCGCACCCGTGCGATGGCGCCGATGCATGCGTTCTTAGTCATGCCAACCAGATGTGCTGCGTCCTTGTGGCTTAGACCCATGTTCTCGACGAGGTGCAGCGCCATGAGGATTTGTTCGTCCTTCTGGCGGTCTAGCGTTCCATGCATTGGATTTCCCCTGCCAGTGCTAGATAGCCTGCGCCATCGATGTAGCTGTCAATGTGATCTGGGTTGCCTTTGATGCGGGCGATCTTGAACAACGTCATCATGATGGCAACGTCAAAGTCATTGAAGGTGGGGATTTCTCGCCCTTCCATCCACCAGCCCCATAGGTCGCCGATGTTGGCAAACGTGTCTTCTGCATTCCCATGCGTGGCTGCTCGGTCCTTCGTGATGTATTGGGTCGCGGTGCTTAGGATCTGTTCGCGGTTCATTTGTTTCTTTCCGGGCAATTGCGCCCTTCGTTGCAGTTGTGGTTGCATGGCGGGCAGGTGTGGAGGCCATCTCGGTATTTCGTGGCCGCTGCCTTTATCCGCAAAATTGTTGTTGGGTTAGTTGAGTCTATGATCCGCTTGAAGTGCGATGAACTGAAGCCGAGCGTTCTTGCCGCTGCGGCCATTGTGGGGAAATGCACACCCTCGATGGTGACGGGTCGCTTTTTTGTTGTGCCTAGACCTACCATGTCCATGCGCCCGCGAGCCAGTGCTGAATAGATTGCTTCTTCTGTCACATCCATCGCTGCCGCAGCTGCGCGGACTGTAGGAAACCTTTGGCCCCGAATTTCCACAATCATTCGTCATCACCCAATATAGCAAAGACCTTCGCCATCTCGATCAGCCACAAAGCATCTTTGCGAGACACTCCAGCCGATGACGCTACATACATATTGCCGTCAGCCATCTCGCCCAGCACCAGCACAGATTCCAAACCCTTGTCAGCCGCCGCAGCCAGCACTTCTCCGACCGAAATATCAGGTTCGAACAAGTTTATTACGTTGCCGCCGTCACTCATTTCGGCCATCCATTATGATCCTTTTGAATTTTGTTTCCATCAAATGTCACAGTGTAGCGGTCGCCTGCGTAGTGCGACCCATACATAATCATGATGTCTTCAACACACTCTTTGGTCGTGAAGATCACCATTTTTTTGGGAGTGGCATCTGAGTTCACAAACACCAACTTTTTGGCAATATTGGCCTCATGCACTAGAAGGTCGATGTGGTCTGCCATTTGGTCAAATGTCGGTGGATCATAAACATCGGGTGCGCTGCGGTGCGCTTTGATGCGATCCATAAGTGCGTCAGTCATTTCGTGTCTCCAATAGGGCTTCCAAATGCTTTATACGGTTTTCGTGGTCCAACATGATCTGGTGCAGCCGCAACCAGTTTTGGGTTTCGTTGCCAAAAGTTTTAAAGCCAAGCTGGTGCTGGATGATGTTCATCTCATCTTGCATCTTGTATTTGTCGGGGTCTGGGGCGCGGTGTCCTATCAGCGCCTCCAGTTCATTGTTGTGTTCTGCGATCATATCGGCGCGTGTCTTGCCTCGCAACTTATTAAACCAACTCATTCCCGTGTCTCCCATAGAGTTTTAATTTTCGCTTTGAGTGCATTGCGTTGGTTCTCGCGCCAAGTTGCAATGAAATCCCGTCTTGCCTCAACTGTCCTCAGTTCCATTGCATATCGCGCAGCGCTGTCTAGCAGTTCCTCGTTACACGCTGCGTTGTAGGCTTCCTTGCTGTCTCTGCTCGGCAAGTAGACCTCGCCCATCCCCACTGGATCACCCACTTGCCAAACCCTCACGGTTTCAAAGGTTTGCGGGCGATGTAGGCAAACTTACCATCACCTAGTTTGCGCTGGTAAAGAATGCACTTGCCTTGGTTGTAGAGTTCCAGCGCATCGGCTTTGTGCTTGCCTGCGGCGTATTCACCTATGTGATATACCACCTCGTCGCCGCGCTTCATTGAGTCCAGCATGGTGTGCAGGACACCGCGCTGGTCTTTAACAATGTTATATTCCATGCGCTCGTTCATTTCCTAATTCCTAAAATGGGATAGAATCCGCATCAAGATCATCGCGGCTATTTTGCTGCGGTTCTTGTTCGTTGCGTTCCTTTGTGCCGCCCATAAACGTCAGATCCTGCACTGAAAGCGTCAGACGGCCCTTGCCTTCGTAAACATCAACGCCGGGGCGACCAGACACCACCAGCTTCGTGCCTTTGACAATGTGGCTGCTTAGGCTGTCAGCCCGCTTTCCCCAAATGCTGCACTGCACCCAAGTGCTGTCGCGCTTCTGGCCGTTCTTGTCCTTGCCGTTGTCGATGGCGATTGAGAAGCCCAGCACGGGTTCACCGCCCTGCGTGTTGCGCAGAACAGCGTCCTTGCCGACGTTCCCAGCGATTGTCATGGTTAGCATTTTGTTTTTCCCTGTTCCAGTTTAGCTTTTTCAAGTTCTTCTTGAGCATTGCAGTAATCAGCCCACACAACATCCCGCGTGGCGAATGCCTTATCTGTCAAAACTTGGGAGAACATGCGCATTGACTCAAAAATACCATCACGAGCAATTTCATAATCATCCGCAAGTTTTGCAAAAGCGGCTTCAAGCTCTTCTATAGTTTTGGTGGTCATTTTGTTCTTCCCTTCATGTTGCGGTGTTCTTGTAGACACCTTACAACATCCACAAACGCTGGCAACAACATTATTGCACTTAGCGCAACTATTTTCACATTACACTTTCGACGAACGCTTGCGCTGCTTGGGCAACGATTGCATTGCCATAACCGCGCAATCGTCCCACTCTGGCGGCAGACCCATGAGCCAGCGGGGATGTGCCGGGTTCAACTGGCCGCCACTTTCCATCCCGGCAGAAGAGCCAATCAGCATCTCTCCAGTGGCCGTTAGTCGGGCCGCTTGGAAAGTTTCGCTGGGCCATGTCCACATTTTTGTCAAATCCGACAGAGCAATCTGTTTGTGAACGCCCTTCTCCTTGTGGCGAGAGTGCGCTGCGTTGAAACTCTCTTCCGTTGCGTAGCCCGCGTTGATGCTGTCCCGCGCCTGCGGTGTCGGCCAAGCTGATACCATCTTTGACATCTGCGTCAGGCTGGTTCCCGTCATTCCCGCTGTTATCCCAGACCCCGCTCTCTCCCCATCTGATGCTGCTGGCGTCGGCCAACCAGTTGCCCAAATCACCATTGACGGCAGATCGCCCAGACAGCCCTTCCGCGCAATCTCCGCCTCGCAGCCATCCATCGTGCGTGACCCCTTCGACCCGTCCGATGCTTGCGCTGTCGGCCAACCCGATTTCTGCACCTCGAATGACAGTTTCAGGCTGTGACCCGTTCCAGACGGAGCCAATCCGCTC